GCCAGAATTTAAATACTGTCCGACTATTTGATCTTTTATTTTTTTACCATTTTTCCATTGATGGTGCATATTATATATTTTATATTTATCTATGTGCATATTTTCCCTTTGGTTAATTGTTTATTTTTATAATAAGTGTAAATTATTCCCTTAGCACTTAATATATTTAAAAGAGTTTGTTTCATTAACTCATCTAAATTTTGTTTTTGTAATTGCTTAGTTGTCATAAAGTTTTTGTATTTGATTTTCTACATAACAATCATTTTCATATTTTTTATATTTTGTTTGCCACATCTTATAAAAATCATCATTACAAATTAGCATTGGTTTTCTTAATTTACTTTTTATTAGTTCCTGTCTTTTTTGCTCAAGTACTATCATTTAATCCCCTTGTTATATTGTTAATTACATTTCTTCTATTTGACCACTAAATTGCATTTCTGAAATTCTATCTTGAATAAAACTTTCCTCAGCTTGATACACCTCGTGATCTTCTTTCAGTTTTTTATTATGACAATCAGTTATTTTAATTTCATTATCTCTTATTTCCCATAATATCGGATAATGTTTTTTATTCATTTTTGATCTGTATTTATCTATTTCATTCATTTTAGTTTCCTATTGTTATTATTGATATTATTATTAGAAATAAAACCATGACCAAACAAAAAAAATTTAAGCTAGTCATTTATTTATTTTCCTTCATCATTTGTTCTATTTTGTCGTACTCTTCCTGTGGTAGAACCTCAACGTCATAATCATAAGTTATATTTTGTGCTTCGTTATCATCATCAGCTTTAATTATTTTTTTTAAATAATCATTTATTTTTTCTTGTAGTTTGTTTGTCATAGTCCCTTTCTATTTATTAATTATGGCTTTTTTATGTTCGTATAAATATAACTCTAATTTATCAATAACTAGGTCAAAATCTTCACAATAACAATGTTTCCCCCCATCACATATGTCGGTTGCTTTATCTCTTAACTCTTTTGCATTTTTTATAACATCTTCTATTTTTTGTGTCATTATATCCCCTTGTTAATTATGGCTTTTTTATGTTCTCTAAACTTTCTTATTGCGTCTTTTTTTGTATAAAAATAATATACTTGTGTTTCCAAGTACCCATTTATATTTTCACAAATACGCCACGCACCTTCATTATTTTTGTCTATTGTCATTATATCCCCCCATTTAGATCAGTTAATTTATACTCACCAGATTTAATCTTTTTTCTAGTTTCAGTAATATTTTCATTAAGAAATATATTTCTGTATTTGCCGGTTGTGTTTGAGTAGTTCCAATATTTTTGATCTAGTTCTACCTCATCACCATTTAATTTTACAATTACTGATCTATAACTTTGAAAAAATGTGTTTCCATTGTCATCATTAATTATAAATTGATTTGCTACTTTGTTTCCACTTGTGCTTGTCATGTTTTCAGTTTTCATTTTAGTTCCTATTTGTTAGTTGTTTTTATTATAGTTATTATTGTGGCTTAAATTAGGCATTAATCTTGTGAATAATTAATACCAAAACCTTTTAAATTCCACGCATCAGTTTTTTTAATCCATTCATAAGTTTTATGATCGTAATCCTCAACCATTTGATCAAAATCCATATTTTTATATTGTGGTAAATCCATAATATAATCATGGCAATCAGAATTTATATCATCCCATAATTCTTTAAATACTTCTGAAATATTAACCCATTTATTCAAAAAGCTAACTTGATCAGTAAACATATTATATTGGCTCATTCTAACTAAAGCATGATTAGGATTTAATGCTATTTTTTCAATTTGATCAAAATCATCATTGATAATCGCATTATCCATTTTTTCATTTATTTGTGTCATAGTTTCCTGTGGTTGATTTGTTTTAAACATAGCTAACAATAATCAATCAATGTGTTTAGATTATGGCATGATGTAAATTAATTATGTGTGATATAATTGCAACAGTATTAGATTGTAATGGTTCTAATGTAATGAGTTGATAAAGATCGTATTCATTATTAAAGCGACTTTGTTTTTTCTCTACGAGTTAGAGATCGGACTATATAACTTCCGATAATTAAAAGTTATCGGATTACTAATGTTAATCTTAAAGTATCACTAATCTATAAAAGATATGTTTTTAGGTTTACGGGGTAAATTTAAGGAACGTGCGAGGGGGGTATACCCCAAAATATGACATAACTTTTTACTATATATATACACCGAACATTTTCACAAACACACAGACAGTTCTCCTAAAACAACCCACCCCCTTTTATCCACACTTAATTTAAATTTTTAATTTTACTATTTTTTTTAAATACACTAAATGTAGTATATGGATTACTTAGACTTGGATAATGTAGAATCAGTTTGCTTTATTGAAGAAGGCACTAACAATGTTATCATTAAGTTTTATGGTTTTAAAAATCCTAAAGCATCAGAACTATTTAGTGTTCATGCTATGGACAAACTAGACTTTGATTACATACCAAATGATGAGTATAGGAATAGCTCTATACACTAGATATGGAAATTAAGATTCCCTACACACCAAGAAAACATCAGAGTTACTTACACCAACAAATTGATAAACATAGATGGAGTGTGCTAGTCTGTCACAGGAGATTCGGAAAAACAGTATGTATGATTAACCACCTCATTAAGTCAGCTCTTACTTGTAAAGAAAAGAATCCTAGATTTGCCTATCTTGCTCCAACCTTTAAACAAGCAAAGAGTATTGCATGGGATTACATGAAACAATTTACCGACAAGATACCTAATACAAAATTTAATGAAACTGAACTTAGAGTTGATTTACCCAATGGTGCTAGAATAACATTACTTGGTTCAGATTCTCCAGATGGATTAAGAGGTATCTATCTTGATGGCTGCGTTATAGATGAATATGCTAACGTCAACAGTAGATTGTTTCCAGAAGTAATTAGACCAGCTTTATCAGATCGTAAAGGCTACTGTGTCTTTATTGGTACACCTGCTGGAATGAACAACAACTTCTATGAATTATACCAACACGCTAATGGAGCAGATGATTGGTTTAACTATAAGGCAAAAGCAAGTGATACTAAGATTGTAGATGAAGATGAGTTGGTCAAGGCAAAAGAAGTAATGGGAGAAAAAAAATACAATCAAGAATTTGAGTGTGATTGGATTGCCAATATTGAAGGAGCAGTATATGGGGATGTGGTTGGCAAAATGGATGACAACAAACAGTTATGCAGAGTACCATACGATCCTGCACTACCAGTTTCTACAGCATGGGATTTGGGGGTCTCCGACCATAGTGCTATTATCTTCTATCAGCAGAACGCAAGTGTCATTAACATAATTGATTACCATGAAGAGAGAGGTCAAGGTTTACCTTATTACATTAAGATGATTGATAACAAAGAGTATGTTTACAAAAATCACTTTGCACCACACGACATTGAAGTAACAGAGTTTGGCAATGGCAAGACCCGGAGAGAGGTCGCCACACAATTAGGATTAAGATTTAAGGTAGTACCAAAAATACCCCTTGAGGATGGCATACACGCAACCACAATGACGTTACCAAGATGTTACATAGATACAGACCATTGCAAAAAATTAATAGATGCGTTAAGACATTACCACAGGAGATATGTAGATAAAGATAGAATGTTTAAAACAAAGCCTGTACACGATTGGAGTTCACACGCAGCGGATGCTATGAGGTATCTAGCGGTGGGACTTCAAGAAATAAATACTAGACAAACTGCTCCACAAGTTGTAGCAGATAATAGTTACACAATTATATAGAATTATTATGGAAACAAAAAAAACACTCTCATTTAATGAAATAAGATCAAACGAAATGGACACAACATTAAAAGTTATAAAAAAAACTTATAATCTTTCTGTTGGTGAATCAAGTAAATATTCAAGCATTATTGATAGTTATAAATATGGTGGAAATTTTAAACAAGGAAACAAGTATAAAGGTGATGATAAAATTATTTTAAGATTTTTACCTAAATCTAAAATACAAACAAAAAAAAAAACAAGTATATTAAATAAATAATTATTATGGGTTCAATATTTAAACCAAAAATGCCACCATTGCCACCACCAGCTCCAGTAATAGAAGCTCCATCTTCAGAAATTTCTGACGAAGAAAAAGCACAAATTAAAAAAGACAAAGATGCTGTGGCAAGAAAAAGAAAAGGTAGAAGATCAACAATACTAACTGGTCCTCTTGGCATACAAGAAGATAACGAAGATGCAACTAATACGTTGCTAGGAAAGAATTAATATGGGTGCAGGACCATCAAGTAGCGGAGGAGGAAATACTGGAGCAGATGCAGGATTTTTTATTTCAGAACAAGAAAAAAAAGATAAAAAGAAAAAAGAACAACAAAAAATAAACGACAGTTTGGCTGGTGAATCAGATTATCAAGGAGATGTAAACCCTCAAAAAAAACCAAAAAAAAAAGCTACCATAACATATGATGATGGTGGTCAAAGTGCAGGTGCAGAATCTGGAAACAATACTATTACTCAAGTAACTAAAACCGCACCAACAGAAGCAGAAGTAAGTCAAGCAACAACAACAGAAGCAGACGCTGATACAGAAGCAAACAGATTATTAAAAATTAAAAAAAGAGGAAGAAAAATGACAATGATGTCTGGATCACAAGGTGTTACAAAAACATCAGCAGATTATTCGTTAGGTAAAAAAAGTTTATTAGGAATAGTATAATGGCATTAACAGATAGACAAAAAACAACTTTAAAAAAACATAGTGTTCATCATTCTACAAAACATATGAAAGATATGAAAGTATCTATGAACAAAGGAATAAGTTTTACAGCAGCACATAAAATTGCACTTAAAAAAAAAGGTAAGTAATGGCAAAAACAGAAACAACTACAAAGTTACTAGCAAGGTTTGGCAGACTAAATTCACAAAGAGCTAACTGGGAAAATCATTGGCAAGAAGTTGCTGACTACATGATGCCAAGAAAAGCAAACATTACCAAAAAAAGATCAAGAGGAGATAAAAGAAATGAATTAATTTTTGATTCATCACCTCTACAAGCATTAGAATTATTAGCAGCATCACTACATGGCATGATGACTAATCCATCAACACCTTGGTTTACTCTTAAATTTAAAAATGCACAAATGGATCAAAATGATGAAGCTAAACTTTGGTTAGAAAGTGTAACTGCAGATATGTACACAGCATTTAATAGATCAAACTTTCAACAAGAAATTTTTGAA